GAATTGCATCCAACGGAAAATTATGGATGAAAGTTGGACATCTTGTTGATTGTGAATTTATTGAAAAGACAATAAAAAAATCGGATGAGATTTTTAGCAAAGTTAAGCCAAGCGATCTTGAAAAGGTGTACACCGAAACGGCAACGACCACCAAGTCTAAGACTAAGGCGAAAGATCAAGGCGTTAATCTCGACAACTATAATGATCAACAATTAAAACAATTGTTGGTTCAATTCTAGAAAAGGATGGAACGAATGAGTAGTTTAAAAAATCTTATTGACCCTAAGCTTAAAGACTTGCTTTATCAAAAAGAACAATTGCTATGGAAACAAACTAAATTTTGGGACGATCCAAAACTTAGCCAGATTGATCAGTATGATCTCTTTAAGCTTAAACAAAAATAACTTGACTACCTAATACAGCGAAATCCCTTGAACCTGAAAAATTCAAGGGATTTTTTTTGTCCAAATTTTAGATATCCTAACTCGCTAAGTAGCTCGTAATGATATCTAATTAAGTATTTAGGTGAGCCAAGAGGCTCTCTTTGGTTTTAAGAGCCCCCCCTTTAATACCTGGCGGGGAGGGAGAAAAACTACGGGTTTTTATATATATATATATTATATCTATCATAGCCAAGAGGAGCAGATTTTCAAATATGGCCCCTTTGTTTAAAATCTAGGGTACCCATACTACTTTGTAAAAACTCCGATCATAAACTTCCCACCTTCGAGTCCAGGTCTTACTTGATACACTGCACCATTTGTCTGGCAATAGAAATCCACGTCGGTAAACCCAGCTTGTGTTCCCATCTCTTTAAACTCTTCTGGTGTGTAGTGTTTGTAGTGGAACTCATTTACTGGTGGTAGTTGATGTGGTCGTACTCTTTCGTTTGGTGATGAGGCGATGAACACCTTTGACTTCTTGGCAGCTAAATCAAAAACACTTTGAGCTAGGTCTGGTGGTATATGTTCTATGAATTCAAAAGACACGACACCATCATAGGCGGGTCTTAACAAACGAGGTTCTAGTTTAGTAAAGTCTTCAACAATATAGTTAACCTTTTCCTTAGTGTGGCTAAACGATTCTTCGAATACGTTGTGTGCTTCTTTAGATTTATCTAGACAATCTATTTGACTTGACATGACGTTGTGCATAATCACAGAACCATACCCAATACCACAACCAATATCTAAAATATTATTTGGAGTTGTTAGTTCTTTTAGTTTCTTACAAGCGAAGTTGTATCGTTCTAAATGATCGGCCCTAATATTATTAGGATCCATTATTCGTTCAACCATTTTCAGCTTTTAGTTTATTAATTAAAAATCTATCCAGTAAGTAGTACCAACATCCATTAATACAAGGTTCTACTAATGCCACTAGTCCAGCTTCGAACAATGAAGCTCCAGTTAACCAGTAGACAACATTCATTGCTATAACGACGTGACCACATGTATAAATAAAAGCACGTCCTAAACTTGTCTCAATCATTCTTCTACTTTCATAATGCACCCTTGTTTCCAAGACCGTGCCATTGGTATAACTTTACGTTTAAAATTAACACACCATTCGCTCAAAGCTTTCCATTCACCCTCTTCCCAGTTAGGATATGGTGATATAGGAGATGGTAGGAGGTCATCAAATCGTAATACGGTACCACTAACAATCTGGTCATTTAATAATTCTAGAATTGTTTTTGTAGATTTATACAGATCACAATCAATATTAATAAAGGATATGTGTTTTGTGTGGTCATTCTTCCAGGTAGGTATCGTTTCTTCAAACCATCCTTCATGTAGTACTACGTTTGGTACAACCTTTGGTAATTCTTTTACGGCAAAGTGTCCTTTCTCTATGACCTTATGCCCCATAAACCATTTCTCAGGTAATCCTTTAAAGCTATCAAAGCCATGTAATGTAACTTTCTTATTTAAACTGGCTAGATAATTTATGGATTTACCTTCATACACCCCAAACTCTAGATAATGTCCTTTAGGATTTAGAATATTCTGCATACAGAATTGATATTCCATCACTCGGTTGTCTAATAACACCATTGGTCTGTATAAAAATTCTTCTGGTCTCATAAAGCGCATTGTAAACAAACACTTGCATAGTGTCAATTAGTCGTTTATATTTAATTTACCAGTTTAATCTACTAGATTATTCTAAATAACTAGTACATAAGCTTTTTGGTGTCTCCTACAGCTTATTGATTTCTGGTATTTTGCAAAGAAAGGGAGAAACTTGTGGGTTAGTCTTCTCCCTTTAAGGATTTACAAGGTGACTGAGAAGAAAGTACACATTATTTACGGCAATATGAAAGAATCAGAACTTATTAACTTGTATAAAGTTAAGAGAGAAGCGAGAATATATGGAGGCGGGGAAGAATTAAAAGAAATACAGGCAGAATTAGAGCGCCGTCGCCTACGAAGGCTAGAGAAACATAACCCAAAGGAGTATAATAAACGTATGTTAGAGAAACCAGTAGATAATAACGTAAAAATTCCCACATTTCGTGGATTAACAGCAATGCAAGAGAAATTCTGTATGGAATTTGCAGGTCATGGCGACGAAGTCAAGGCATATACGGCTGCTGGGTACCAACCAGACAAGACTGATGCTAGAACTAGGGCTAAAGCTAGGATTATTATGAAGAGTGAGAAAGTTTTAGAAAGAATTAAAGAATATCAAGACGAAGCTATAACTAAAGTAACATGGACAAAAGAGAAAGTTCTAGAAAGACTAGCCAAAGTGTACAATGAGGCTATGCAAGACAGTGATTTTACAAATGCCAACAAATCTATGGAGCATATAGCCAAACATCTGGGTATGTTTGTAGATAAAGTGGAACAGACTGTAAAGACTACAGGCTTTGAGACTGGTGATAAGAAGAAAGACGTTGCACGTTTAGTAAAAATTGCAGGATTAAAAGTCGTATCATCAAACGATGACCCAAAAAAGTAATGAATCTATAAGTGACGAGGACATAGCTAAACTTCGGCACCTAGCATTCCAAAATGTTAGAAATAATTTTGCAGGATTTATTGATGCCTTTGCACCCAAGCTTGTCGCCGACTTTAAAATGGGTAAGCACATTGATGTTATCAGTAGAAAATTACAACAAGTAGAAGAAGGGGAGATTAAAAGACTGATGGTCTTTCTTCCACCTCGTAGTTCTAAATCTTTAATATGTTCCAAGTTATTTCCAGCTTGGTACCTTGGTCGCCACCCTAATCACGAGATTCTATCGGTATCACACAGTGACCAGTTAGCATCTGACTTTGGTAGAAGTGTAAGAGATATTGTTAATGATCCTGATTATCAATCAATCTTTGAAGATGTAAAACTTAGATCAGATGTTAGAGCCGCAGGTAAATGGCAAACGAATAAGAACGGAGTTTATGTAGCAGCAGGAGTTAGAACACAGATTGCTGGTCGTGGTGCTCATGTTGCGTTACTAGATGATGTAATGTCAGAGGAAGATGCCTTCAGTGAGGCAGGTCGTCGTTACATTAAAGAGTGGTACCCAGCAGGGTTACGGACGAGGCTTATGCCGAATGGTTCAATTGTTATTATTAACACACGATATCACGAAGATGATATCTGTGGATGGTTATTATCCAGTCAAGGTGAAGACACAGAAAAAGCTATGAACTGGGAAGTTATTAGTATACCCGCTTGGGTTGATGATGAGAGTAGTAAGATTTTAAACTTACCAGTTGGTGAATCTTATTTTCCAGAATGGAAACCAAAAGAAATTTTACAAAATGATGAGGCAGAAATTCGCAGACATAATGGTTCTCGTTATTGGGAATCCTTGTATATGCAAAACCCAGTACCAGCCGAAGGTGGTATACTTAAAAAGTCATGGTTTAAAATCTGGGAAGAGAAAGATCCACCTCCGTGTGATTTTATTATACAAACTATGGATACGGCTTTTTCAACTCGAACAACTGCTGACTATAGTGTCATTCAGACGTGGGGTATATTTGTTACAACCGAAACAGATAGTGAAGGAGTTGAACATAACATTGGTAATTTAATATTACTTGGTAGTATTAGAGGTCGCTTTGAATATCCTGAGCTACGATCCAATGCTCAAGATGCTTTTGAAGAACATAATCCAGATTTAATTGTTATTGAGAAGAAAGCCAGTGGCCAATCTTTAATACAAGATT